TATACCAAGACTGCCGAATACGAGGAGTTTTATGTGGGCGTTGGCGCTTCATTTGACGATACCACTGTAGAACTGCGTTTCAGGAGCGCAATGGATAGCGTTGGTGCATCATTCCCAAGGCAAACATTCTCGTCTAAGAACGTTGGATTCTTGCCATTGAATGCAGAAATTAGCCTGCGATGATCAACGATTTAATTGGCCTTGAGTACGAACGAAGGGCTCGTTTTTCTGAAGGCGAAGGAAAAACCGATTGCTTTATGCTTGTTTGCGAAGCAAGACGTCGCCTTGGTCTTCATGATTATGAAGAGGATTTTCGATGGGCGTATGACCAATATGATTCCGGCAATTTACCAATGAAGAGAATTGTCCGATGGCTATTTGACAATGGCAAAAGGACAAGGGAAAGAGAAGATGGTAATGTGGCGATTATTCTGCCAAAGCCGGGAGGCGAGATAGCAGTTGGCGTGGCTTATGATGGGGGAATACTTACAGTTTCCCGAGGAGGGCGATCATTCTGGTCGTCATCTTTTCCATCGCTGAAGCTGTTCAAAATGCTGCCTGATATCAAATAATGAGACGCCTCCTTCCTTACGAACGCGCTCTAATTGATGCTCTTCAGATTTCTGAAGAAGAATACTGGCAGTTTTATCTGGCACGATTAAATTATCGCGACAATAAGGAAGGAACTGTTCTCGACGTAAGAAACGGTATCGAAACAGTTGCTCTTGTCCTTAGTATTGTTGGCACGCTTGCTCAAGTTGGCGCGGCACTTCTCGCTCCCAGACCAGAAGCTCCTAGTCAAAAAATGGGACGCCAGTCCCGAAATCTTTTCTTTGCGCCTCGTTACGGCTTTAATTCATTTCAAGAAGTGGCGCGTTACGGCGATCCAGTTAATCTCATCTATACAAACAATTCGGAAAATCCTGCTGGTGGCGTAAGGGTTAATACTTCGCTGGTATGGTCTGCAGTGCACAGTCTTGGCACTAGTCAATTCATGCAAATGCTTGCAGTGGTGGGTGCTGGTCCTATTGAAGAATTTGGCTATGGTCGCACGGCCTTTGGTCAGACGCCATTAAGGGACATTCCTGCGCAACGCTTTTGGCTTTACGCGCAACCAGAGGGCGGACCCCTTGCTTTCCTTCATAATAGATATCCAGAACCTCTAAACGATGATGATCCATCAAGAGAAGGAATTACTCCGGCCGATGCAGTTTATAAAACGAACACGTCTGGACTGCAAAGACCAGAGGGATTTAGCCAAGCTTTTTCTCCCACAACGGGCGCATCATTGGGAATCTATGACGTGGTACCCATTAATGTACAAGTGGAAGATAGAGATGATGAGGGCAACGAAGAGCGAGATCGCCTTGGAATTACCATTTCAAACAGGGGAAGTTATTGGCCAGAAAGCTGGTCTGTTGTAGGATTGCGTCCCGCGTTGCCAATTGGGGAAAGATTGACGATTGTCTTTAATGAAGAGGATGGCAAGCGCGTTGATGAAGACGTAGAAAGGGCCGCTGTTGATTTACGCAGTTCTTATATTTCCGTTTTTGATTCTTCTAGCGTGTATAAGCTTGGTGCAGCCAAGTTACAAATGATCTCTAGTAATATTAGAGACGATATTGACATCGAGGGTCAATTTACATTTAAATGTATTGAAGCCGGTGTGCTATGTGAGGAAGATTACGGCACTCTTAATTATCAGGAAAACGGAAAAGAACTGAGAGCCAAGAAACGAGAGCTAGAAGCTCTTATTGCTCAGTTAAATTTAGAATACGGCTTGGTATTTGGCAACAGAATAAAAGGCGTTGATGCTGCCGCGATTGACCAATATTCCACACGATTAGAAGAGTTAGATGAAAATATTTTAAAGGGATCTGCAGTCAGAAGAGGTGATATGTCATCGAAAGATTTTAGAGACCTCTTAGATGAGACAGGTGCGTTCCAAGATGCAAATAAAAAAATTAACGAATGGGAAGAAGCTGTCAAAGAGTGCAATAGAAAAATTAACGCAAGACGCAATGAAATAAGCGATATTGACGATGCAATCGCTGAGGTACAATCCGAAAGGCCTTTTGGTGACAATCAACGAGAGAGAATTAAAAGACTAACAGCAAGAAAGAAAGATAAAAAAGATGCGATAGCAGATCAGACGGAAAAGAAAAAAGAAAACCGCAAGAATATTAACGACGAAGTTCGCCGTCTTATGCCACTGGCGATCTTGGAGGGCTTGTTTAGCGATGCGCCAAGCACTAGTTTACGCGACGAATTGCGCGCCATGCGCAAAGAGCGTCGCCAGATAAGGCGTGCGATTGATGAGCTTATCCGTGATCAAAGAGACGTCCGCGCAGAAACAAAGGCTCAGAAAAATTGGGAGGAGCGATACGACGAGGCTACCAAGGAATTGCGAGAGACAGAGGCCGAGTTAAAAAATACAGACAATTGGAACGACTATTTCAATACTAAATGTATTGCAAAGATTAATGAAATTAGCTATGAAGCTACAACCAAATGTGACATTGTAAACTTTTGTTTTAAAAGCAAAGTGTTTCAGCGTGTTCAGGGGCGGCAGAGTAAATATGCTGAAACTGATATGCAAGGACATAAAGATAGTGATAATGGCGTGCGAAATCGTACTTCTATGTTCTGGATGCTTTATAAGAAACCAGGCGATTCTCGCTACACAAGGGCTAAATACGTGCTAGCAATTCGCAACGGGAAAGAAGTAGATATATACACGCATCTCCGCTTTATTGCTGCATCAAAGGAAAAATGGCAATTTAAATTTGAGCCTATCGTTGATCTACCAGCAGAGCTGCGCACTCACAACGATGCGGAGAATATCGACATTCTTTACCTTCGTACTTTTGGTTACGGATTGAATGATAAACAAAAAGGCGTAGACCTTGATGGTGGACATAGGCTTATTTTTCGTGGCATGATTCGTCGAACCATTCGCTTGCGGCCTCGTTTGAATCGCACGCCAAAGTTTATTGACGAGTGGGGACTTTTCTCGTTGCGTTCCGATACGCAAATTTCTTTTTCCTTTGACAGCGGCCCCGAAAATACCTTGGTAGCAGTTACTGAGCAGCAACGTGAAAGCTTCTCGACAGATCTTTACAAAGATCTTGTTTTGCTTGGTCTGAATATTTACAGCGGACAAGGCGTGCAAGATTTGCGCTCTCTTAGCGCATGGGTGACAAAGGGCAAGAAGGTTCGGAAGCTTTCGGATGGTGGAAGCTATTCGTCTAGTCTTGTTTCGTCAACAAGCTATGCTCCTGAAATTTTTCTTGATACCATTCTTGACGAGAAAAATGGAATTGGCGCCTATGCCAATGTCAATGGCATTGATACAGTGCGTCTTGGACTAGCGCAGAAATTTTGCCGAGCCAATGGCTACTACATGGATGGCGTGATTGCTGAGCCACAATCGTGGCGAGAATTCTGGAGTACTGTTGCACCATTTTCTCTTCTTGAATTTGCGCGAATTGGCGGGAAAGAAACACTGGTTCCAGCCGTGCCTTATGACGCTTTTGGCAATATCACCAGAAACATTTCTATTTCCGCATTGTTCAATCAAGGAAACATTCTTGAGGACAGTTACAAAGAAGAGTTTCTTGACTATGGCGACAATACGCAAGATTTGATTGCCACCATCGTCTACCGCAACACGGAAAATGATAACGTGTTCCCAGGTAATACAAGCTTGACCATAATGCTGGCCGATGCCTCAGAAAGCAATAGCGTTCGTCAGACGTTTAACTTGTCGGATTTTGTCACAAGAAGAGTGCAGGCGCTGCATTATGGAATGCTGCTTTGCCAGCAGCGTAGGCTTTCAAGGCGGGCCGTGGAATTCAAGACATTCCCCACTGAAAGTCCCATTGAACCTGGCAGTTACATCTATGTTCAAACCGATCAGAACCAGTGGGACGATTTTCGCAGCGGCATTGTCGAGGCAGACGGCAGACTGAACACTCCATTGGCAGAAGATCCAATCAATGGCTCTTACACGGCGCTTTTATATAGCGGCAGCCCTAACGAAGGAATTGTCAAGCTTTCAGTGTCAGTGACAGATAGTCAATCGGCATCATTCGCCCCTTATGAGGGATGGCTATTTGTCCTGGGCAACGCAGTGACGACGAAACGTGTTTTCCGCGTGACGGAAGTGACAATGGAAGAAGAAGGCGAAATTACCGTGAGGGCTATTGAGCATCCTTGCGAAGAAGAAGGAGGGCAAACAAAATCAAAAATCGTACGTTTTGACCCATCGCTTTATCGCATTGATTAATCATTCTCAAAAGTGCTAAGATTAAAACAAAAGCTTTAAGACAATGCCTTTTTATACTGGTCGCACTGGCAAGCTGCGTCTTGGCGGCAGCGAAGTGTCGAAAGTTCGTAATTGGACGCTTGACACCTCCGTGAATATGCTGGACACTACGGCATTGGGAGACACTGCTAATACTTTCACTCCTGGCCTGTTTAGCGCCACTGGCAGCGCCACGTTGTCTTATTACAACGGCGATGCCACTGACGTGACAAATCTTCTTGAGAGGATCACGAAAACTGGTGCAGTCACTGAAAGCGACCGCGTGAATCTCACTTTTGAAGTGGGGACGAGTCAGACTTTTAATGCTGATGCCTATATCAATAGCGCCAGCATCACTTCTTCCACTGACGAACTAACCACTGTTTCGTTTAATTTCACCATCGATGGCCCTCTCGATGCGGTTGTCCTGACTGGCACCACTTGACAAGAAGCTTAATTTATCATTTGCATTGTTCGTACAATGAAAGAATAGTCGCTGAAGCGAGATGACGTTTTTTGTTGGCCATACAGGCGCTATCAAGCTTCAGCGAGGGGGCGAAAATACTTTTACGGCGACTATTTCACCCAGTGATATTAATACTGCGTTAAATCGCTTTTCATTTGAAGGAAGCGACGATAATTTAATCACTGGTGATCTTCTGGAAATTTCGACGGAGGATCCTAGAGGGCTTTTATTTATTCCTTCAACGTTTTGGAGCATTCCAGGGCCGGACGTTGACGGTTACAGCGAGGCGGTTTGGTCCTCGGGAAGCACGGCAGGGCTTTCTGGATGGTTGGACGATGAGATCAGCACAAGCAATGATCTCCCTCCAGAAGGTTACGATGAATTTAGGCTAAGTGATTATATTACTGCTGGTAACATTAGAGCCTATGCAAACATAAATAGAGTGGGCGGCATTCGTCTGTTTGAAGACTTTGGCGATGCAGTGAATAATGAAAGAGCCAATGAATATGCCTTAGTTAATTTTTATGGAGAACCCATTGAAATTACAGTGGGCGTAAGGGACACTAGATATAACACGCTTGGTTCTGTCACGTCATTTGAAATCAATACTGACAGGGCCGCCATGGAGACAACGAGTCTCTCTGATAAGTTCAAGCAGCAGTATTCGGCTGGTCTACTAAGTGGCAATGGTAGCATTGAATGTCTGTTTAGCTATGAGACAGTAGCGGACCAAGATGTGCCTTTATTCTTGCTGCAAGTAATTAATCGCTTGGACGTTGGCAGTGGTTTCAAGGCTTTGCTTTCCTTGTCGTCCGTTGAACAATCGCCAACTTTTAGGGAGGAAGTTTATTACGACATTGAAGCTATAGTCACGAGGGCAGGCGTTACTGTTACGTCTGACGCATTAGTGGCGTGTTCAGTCGATTTTGTTACGACCGGCGAATTCAAGATCAGAGTTGGCGTTCCTCCAGAGTACATCCTGAAGGAAGACAATGATGCCATCT